TTTTCATTAGTAATTAATAGCTGGATCATCGGTATATGTATTCATATAATTACGAATTTTAGCTAACATATTACGACCATTATTTTCATTTATTTCGGTATCTAATAGTTCCGGTGGTATAGTACCTTCTGTTGGGTTAATAGTTAAAGCTTTAAGAATAAGTCTTATAAGTTCTACTTCACCTTCTGGTGTTAGTTCTTTAAATTCAGGTTCTGGTTCGGTAATTGTTTCTGTCTGTTGTACATCAACAACTTCTTCACCCGGAATAGCTTCTGGTGCTGGCATTGGCGGTACCTGTTCATTTAATACACCATGTTTGTCTTTTATTAATTTAAAAAATTTGCTATGTACTTTAATCATGATAATTTGCTAGTTACATCTTTAATTTTATTAACCACCTTACCGTGTAAATCTTGAGTAGCTTGAGCTACTTCAGGGGATTTTAATTGTTTACCCAACTGTAAAGCTTTTTGAAGTTCGTCAGGGTTTACACTATCAAAATCTTGATTCTCAGCTTGTGTTTCGTCTGTAGTACCTTCCATACTCTCATAGTCTTCATCGGTACCACTTATTTCAAGTGACTGAATACCTGCTTGTCTAGCTATGTGAGCTAATTCTAAATAGGTATCGTGGTAAAGTTTCATTAACTGTTCATTTTCACTGAAAGATGTAGAACCTAAAGCATTATATGCTACCTTTACGGCTCTTTTAAGTAAATCAGCTGGAACGTTTACAGTTTTTGATTCTTCAGATACAAGATACCTATTATAACCTTCTTGTATTGCTTGATCGAACTTCATTTTATATATTTATTTGAAAATCAATTGTTTTGTCCTGATATTATTAAAATATTCGTTAGACAAAAAATTTAATTCATATTTAGTAGCAAACTTTTTTACTTTTTCGAAAGTAAAGTTCTCAATTTTAAATTTAGATAAGGTAGAATTTATTTTCAACACCGTGCCTCTAGCTCTACCGTCATTAGATTTAACTAGCTCTTTAAAATAAGGTAAACTTCTCATTGATATGACAACCTTTATAGGTAAAACACTTCGTAACTTCAATAATAATTTTGTTAAAATATCCAAATATTGTTTTTCCTGTATATAATTCAATATTTCACTTTCATAAAACTGTGTGTTATTGAAATAAAGAATAACTTTATTGTTTGAATTTACTTTATTAATGTAGTCTACTGTAGATTTTATTGAATGGTGGAAGAATAGCTTTTTTATATCTTTATTTTGAAACCCCTTTTCTTTAAATGTATCCATTAACATATTTTCATGAATATCATCTAATAATTCTTTGTCAAAGGATTTATGTATATCTTGAAAATCAATTAATAAAAGATTGTATTGTGGAAGTGCAAACCTCACTAGAGAATTATAATATTGTTACTATCAATATTCAACTCTTTTTTATTTTACCAAGTCTTAAGTTTATAATACCGTTATAATATTCTTCATTTAAAAGAACATCGTGTTCAAATTGCATTTTTGCTTCATAATATGCAAGTTCGCTTTTACTATTACAAAATCTTATGATTTCAAATGTAAATTTATCTTTTCCTAACTCTTCTATATCGTTGTTTAACTTATCTGAAGAACCTGTATATGTTTTCCAATCCGTTTCTTTAACTACGTGTCTTTTATTTTTTCTACCCTTAAGAGGAGGACGTTTTAGAATTGTAGTAGCTTGTTTCTTACCGATATATTTTCTGTTGTTAGTTGTATTTGTAATTAGATAAATGAAACCGTAAAAGCTCTTAGGTATCTCTTTCTCTTCGAGATTATAAGTCCAGTGACCGTAGTTATCCACCCAATAATTTATTTCTTTTTGGATTTTGTTCTACTCTTTTTCTTTTTCTTCTTCTTTTTCTTTGATGTTCCAGCACGTCTTTGCATGGCACCTAATGCAAAAGGTCGTCTCATATCACCAGGAGCATATAAACCTGGTCCAGAAAATTGAGATTGGTCCCAAGTACCTAACGCACCACCAGCTCCAGCAACATTACCGTCTTCTTCACTCAAAAGAGCCCTTAAAAATGCGTTTTTATAAATTGACATTACCGGATTAGTATAATAATATTTAATAGATGTCTGAAATTATACAAAACTATCAGAAAGAGCTTAATGACCATTTAGTTATAGACGAATTCACTTTAAAAGATGTACAATTACAACTTCCAGGTAGGAGACACATTTGGGTTGGTAGATTAATGAGACATAAGCATGAAGTTAACCAGTTAAAAAAGAGTAAAACTGAAAAGCTTGCCAATTTAACAAAAAAGATACAAGAACAAAGCAATGTACGTTTATCTACACCAGCAGCTGAAAAAGTAGCTGAAAATACGGAACTAATTAAACAAATAAATAGTAATATTGTAGAGCAATACTTAGTTATTGAATATCTTGAAAAAGTAGAAAAAATTATGGGATCTATTGGGTTTGATATTCGAAATATCATAGAGATACAAAAATTAGAAACACAATAATGGATATAAAACTTTTATTATTTGATATAGACGGGGTTTTAACTGATGGAAAAGCAGCATACAACGAAAACGGTGATGTAATATCCAAAACTTATAATCAAAAAGATATTACCGGCTTAAGAAGATTAAAAAATGAGCTTGGTATTAATGTAGCTTTATTTTCTGGAAGTTTAGACATAAATCCTGCTTTTGCTAAAAGAAGAAAATTTCCTTTTTTACATGTAAACCATAGTAAAGGTGAAAATAAGAGTCAAAAATTAAATGATATTTGTTTTGATTTTAATACACCAGCATCCGAAGTCGGTTTTGTGGGGGATGATATTCAAGATTTAGAAATAATGAAAAGAGTTGGTTATGCTTTTTGTCCTGAAGATGCTATTCCAGAAATAAAAAAAATATCTTGCGTTTTACCCGTTAAAGGTGGTGAAGGTGTTAGTGCTCACTTATTTGAATATATCAGGAACACTAGTAAATTATAATAATGAATGTAGTTATTCCTATGGCTGGTAAATCATCTGCTTTTAAAGAAGCAGGAATAGATATACCCAAACCTTTCATTGATATAAAAGGTAAATCCATGGTACAACGTGCTTATGAAAGCATTGGCATAAAAGCAAAATATCACTTTATTGTATTAAAAGAACACGAAGAAAAATACAACGCAACAGAACACATAAAAAAGTTTTGTAAAGATGCAAACGTTATAATTATACAGGCAGTGACAAGTGGACCAGCTGAGACTTTATATGTTTCAAAAAAACATATTCCTAAAAACGAACCCCTAATACAAACTAATGTAGATCAGGTGCTAAATTGGGAACCAAAACGATTTGAAAAATTTTTAAAACAGGAAGACCCTGATAGTGCAGTGGTAACCGTTTATACTGTTGATCCTCATTATAGTTTTATAGTACCGGACCAAAATAATAACGGTAAGTTGTTAAAAGAAAAAGAAGTCCATTCGTGTCATGGTTTAATTGGTACACATTATTGGAAAAAAGCAGATTTATTTTTTAGTTCATTCCTTGGAGCTAAAAAGAAAGGTTATAAGCATAATGACGAAATTTATGTGTCATTAACTTTTAATGATTTGATTGATAGGGGATATAATGTAAAAAATTATTGTCTTAAACAACATGAAATTCAGCATGTAATAGGGAGTCCAGATGAATTATCGATATATGAGAGGAAACTTTGATTGCACAATATTTGTTTTAAGTTCTGATTTTTATCAGCCTATACTTAAAATTTGGGATTATTATCACCAAAAGAACTGGAAATGCCCATACAATGTTATTACAGTTTGTAATAACTCACCCTACGATAGTAAAAATAATCAATTTTTAGATTACGGTAACAGGGAAATAGAATGTCTAAATACTGAAATTCCCTGGGATGAAAATGCAAGTCATTTTAAACCAATGGTGTTACATGGTCTTAGTAGAATAACAACAAAATATGTATTATTCATGGTTGAAGATCAAATTATAGTAAACCCAGTAGAAAATAATAACTTTTACCATGCTCTTAATTTCATGGAAAGAAACGATATAACCAAACTTCGTTGTTTATCTATGCCTGAACCAGATGAACCTTTAATAGGTAACCCAGAAGGGCCAATAAACAATGATAATTTTGGCATGATATCAAAAAATAATGAATATAGAAATTCATTGCAAGCTGCTATCTGGAATAAAGACAGATTAACAGAACTTTTAAAAAGTAAAGACGAAGATTTTTCAGGTTGGATACTAGAAACAGATGAAGAGTTTAGAGAATATTCTAAAAAGTGGAATTATGTTGCATGTCGTCAAGGAAAAGGTGGTACTTTAATAACAAGAAACGAAGGACAAACCGATTCTCCTTTAGTTCAATACGTAGAACTAATAAGGTGGGGTAAGTTAGATGCAATTTACTATGATTTCTTTATGGATATGTTTAAAAAAGATAAAATTAACATAAACACTGAAGAGTATGAACGCTTTGGTGGTAATCTTACCAAAGAACAACTTCCACAATAGCCTAAATATCAACATGAACACTATAAGAAGGATCGGCGTATGGTCCTGTGCAAAAGTATACGCAGTGGTGGGGTTATTAACAGGAGGCCTCTTAGGGGGTTTAATTATACTTGCTACTTTATTCGGGGGAGCTGCTGGAATGGCTAGTGGGTTAACTGGAATGGATGCAGGAGCAGGTATTGCTGGTGCTTTATTAGCTACCGGTTTTATGATTGTTGCATATGGTATAGGTGGTTTAGTAGCTGGTGTATTTACTGCACTATTTGGTAATCTAGCACTAAAATTATGCGGAGGTCTAGAAGTAAAAATTGATGCTCCATAATAAAATACAGGGAGTATCCATAAATATATAGTACATGAAAAAACTACACAAAATCGGGGTACTGTCCTTAGCTAATGTGCTTGCATTATTAGGGGCATTAACAGGAGCGATCAAAGTAGCTGTTTTTCCAGTACTAGCTTTAATTGCTGGTGGTGGTTTAGGTGACTTAGATGCTGCTATTAACACAATCGGGGAATCCGTAACTGCAAATATTAAAGATGTAGTATCTTTTGCTGTTATAGGGTGGCTCGGTGGAGCAGTTTATGGATATCTCATAAACATAGTATTGGGTTGGCGTAAAGGATTGGATATAGAAGTTAAGTAACCTTGCTTATTATTTGGTGAACGTTATCCCAAGACACCCTGTCTATTATTAGGCAGGGTCGTTTTTTCTCTGTAACTGAAATTCTATAACCATAAACGTTTTCATCAGGACAAATTATTTCATTAACAAAATCCCATAAATGCGTTTTTTTGAGCCAGTGATAATACATATCTTTGTTTTCTTTTTTAGCTTCTAATAAAAATTCTTTCTGCGAAACCAGTAGTAAAGCTCTTAACGCACCACTTTCAGAAGGTGGTTCAACTATCCCTTCGAAAAATATAAAGGGTGCCATTTAAATATTTATCTTGAAAAAACATAGTTTTCTTTTATAATAGTAACGATGGCAATTTTTGATTACGATAAACGTAAACGCCAAGCAGTAATAAAATCAGATAATTTAAACTTCATAAGAGAACATTTTTCTTTTGAAAACGAAGGAGCTCGATTTGCAAGAAGGTATGGAAGATATATGCCTGCTAGAACGTATGTTATAACACCCGCAGGTAAATATGAAGTTGGTCTAACTGCTAATATAATAAAGTTTATCAAAAAAGAGTTTCCTAATGAAAAAATACAGTTAGAAAAAACTTTACTTGAAGCTATAAAGCCTAATCTTAATCATGAAGAAGCAAAACTTAGTTTAGAGTTAAGAGACTATCAAACTGAAATTGTGGGTGAGTGTCTAGATAAAGGGAGAGGGGTTGTCATGTTAGCTACTGCCGGTGGTAAAACTCTTACCATGGCAAGTATGTTAGAACAAATTTATCAGAAAGTAAATCAAGATACTTGGAAAGTTCTTATTATAGTACCCGACTTAGGTCTTGTAAATCAAACATATGAAGATTTTACCAAGTATGAATGTACCTTTTCATTTGGTAAATGGACTGGAAATATACCAGTAGATATGACTAAGAATGTAATTGTTGCTAATTTAGGTATTTTACAAAGCGATAAAACTGATTTAGAATGGATACAATATATAGATATTTTGGTAATAGATGAATGTCATAAAGTAAGACGTTCAAACAAAGTAAACAAGATAATAAAAAGCATTCAAACTGAAAATAAATTTGGGTTTACGGGTACTCTTCCTGATAACAACGCTGATCAGTGGAATATTATTGGTAAAATAGGCCCGGTGATATATCAAAAAAAGAGTTATGAATTAAGAGTAGAGCATTATGTAACAAATGCAGTAGCTCAAGTAGTGAAGCTTCATTATAAAACCCAACCTAATTATGCAATTGATATTTCGGATCCTGGAGAAAGATATAGACAAGAATTTGAATTTTTATTTGAAAATAAATTTAGAAACGGTATAATAAAAAAGTTATCTACCGGTGTTAAAAATAATTCTCTTATATTAGTAGATTATATTAAACATGGAGAAGCTTTATTTGAAGAATTAAATAACAACAATCAAGATAAGAAAGTATATTTTATAAGAGGTGAAGTAGATGTTGAAGAGCGTGATAAAGTTAAAAGACTTATTGAGCGGGATAATAATATTATTTGTATTGCAATTAGCAGGATTTTTTCTACTGGCATTAGTATCAATAATTTACATTATATTATTTTCGCTTCTGGCGGTAAAGCAAAAATTAAAATCCTTCAGTCGATCGGACGAGGATTACGATTGCATGAAAGTAAAACCAAATTAGTTATAGTTGATATTGCTGACCAGTTAAGGTATGGTCAATCGCATTCAGATAAAAGAATTGATCTTTATCAAGAAGAAAATATTAACGTTAAAATTAGTAACTTTCATGAAAAATAAACTAGTTGAACTTATACAATACTATACTATAATTAATATTAGCCATGCAAGCAAAGAAACCAAAAAATGGTGTTAAGATAAAACCTAAGAGTAAAGAACATTATGTTAACTCAAAGGAATTTAAAGAAGCAATAGCAAAATACTACGATACAGACGTGTGTAGTGAAGAGTTAGGTGAAATGATTACTAAGATTGCTCATGGCTTGAGTTATGCACCAAACTTTATCAATTACTCTTATAAAGATGAAATGATTGGTGATGCTGTAGTAAAAATGTTTACAGCTTTATTCAATAAAAAGTTTAATTTAGAAGCTACAGACTCTAATGGTAAAAAATATAATCCTTTTTCATACTTTACAACTATTGCCTTCCATGCATTCATTAACAGGATTAAGAAAGAAAAACGTCACCATGAAGCTCTTAATGAATATAAAGAGAGGGTTTACGAAGAAGCTTTAAATTCAAGTGACGAAGCTGAACAAAAAGTATATGTTAAGCCTGTTAGTGAAGATGATATCTTCGACTAATTCTTTACACGTAGTTTTTAAACTCATCCCACACTTTATAGAAACACTTAATATGTGATCTATCTTCTTCACCAAAATCTACCCAACTAGGATCTGTTTTTACGTCATGGTTCCATTCCATAAATTCTAAACAAAATTGTTTTCTTAACACGTGATATGCTGAAAGAATAATTTCTTCAGTAAAAAAGTCTGTTTTTGGTGGTTTAGTTTTACATAACAACAATAATGCTTTTTCGTAAAATTCAAAAAACTTTTCAAACTCAGAAGGGTGTATACCAACTACCCCTCCTATAACTTGTTCATTTATACAACTTTCTTCTTCTGATAAGCCATATTCATCTTGCAAGAATTTTTGTAGTAATGATACATGGTGAGCATTGTACCATAAATTACCGTGCTTTATCCCAATTAATTTGTGTTCTGTAATTAAATTATCTATACCTTTACCAATTTCGGGGGTATACATATTATTTTTATTATATGGATAATAAACCTTTTTATTAAAGTAGTTATTAATTTCGACACCACCCATACTTCTTGGATTTAAACCCCAATGAGTAATACCTGAATCAACCCATACAAAATTATCGGTTTCGTAAGGGTTAGTTTCAGCAACTTCTTTAACCCAATACATTTTTCTATGACATAAAATTTCACATCGTGCGTGGAAAAATCCAGGTTCATCAGGATTATCTTTTTTACGTTCTTCTGAAACTTTTTCTTGCCACTTAATAGTTCTTTTTCTATGAGTACCTATTTGTTTTTTAAATTTAAAATCACCCATCTCACTTAACACTAATTTGTGTTTGTTTGGATGGTCAATGAAATCGAGATAGTCAAAATATTTTTTTAATTTAGGGTAACCTCTTTTGTCACAAAATACCACGGCAGGTAAACCGAAATTATATATATTTTGAAAAGAAGAAAAATAGTATTGCTCTTGCCAACACCTACCACCGAATTCTCCTTCCCTATCACCGTAATATATTGCTGTTACCAGGGTTGTACTCATTTGTAATTATTATATCATATTTACAGTGAGTTCTGTAAATTTCAAACAACCTAAAATTTGTTGTATATCAGATATCCATTTAGGTGTTCATCAAAATAACAGCAGTTGGCATAAAATACTTTTGGATTGGGCTAACTGGCTTAATAAAGAATTAGAAAAAAGAAAAATAAAAGATATAATGATATGTGGTGACTTGTTTCACTACAGAGATGAAATTGCAGTAAACAGTCTTCATGTTGCAAATGAATTTTTTGATATTCTTCAATCTTATAATATCGTTCTTATAACCGGTAACCATGATTGTTATTATAAAGACAACAGTCTGGTTAACTCTTTATCTATCTTAAAGGGTAGACCTAACTTAAAGATAATTGATCAATACCATACACAGACAATTTTTGATAGAGACATTACTTTTTGTCCTTGGGGTACAAAGATAAGTGATATTAAAGCAAATAGCGATATTATTTTTGGTCATTTTGAACTTCTTGATTTTAAAATGAATAATTTTAAGGTTTGTGATCATGGCGACTCTCCAGAAAAAATATTAGAAAGAGGCAGCAAAGTTATTACAGGTCATTTTCATCTAAGAGATAAAAGAAAGTATAAAAACGGGGAAATTTTATATCTTGGTAACCCGTTTGAAATGGATTTTGGGGATGCTGGTAGTACTAAAGGTTGGTATGAGTTAGATTTCAATACTCTTGAAACGAAATTCCATTTAAATGATATATCTCCCAAACATATAAAAATACCTTTAAGTGAGCTTATAAAATATGACGGTATAACTAATGAACTAAAAGCGATACTTAAAGGAAATATAATTAAGTTGGTTATTGATAAGAATATACAAGCCGATGACTTGGATATTATAATGGTTTGTTTGAATAACCTTAAACCCTTTTCAATTAATGTTGATTACGAAATTAATTTTAATAAGTTTTCAGTAGAAGGTGAAGTAGAATATGAATATTCTGGCGTTGATTATGAAACAGCGATAACCGACTTTGTTAGTATGTTAGATATTAACAATAAAAAAGACGTCATACAGTATACAATAGATTTATATAAAGCATGCAAGGAATAGGTATAGTATTATTTACGTTAGGTGGTAAAAATTTAAAAAGAGCCATTAGAGGGTTGACTGATTACTTAGATAAAACAGTCATCGTTAATGATGGTAAAAAAGAAAACGTAGATGAAACAAAAGTTAGAAAATATATTAAACCAGCATATGTAAAATACCCTTCTGCTTGTTATAATATGGGTATTAGAGAACTTCTAAAAGATGATACAATTGAACATATTTTTATCTTAAACGATTCAATTGAAATTTTGGACGATACTTTATTTGAAGATTACATTAATGCTGCAAAGAAAACAAATTTAAAATCTTTTTATTATTGTACCGCTGCTGATGACCCAACTGGTACATTTAATAATGAAAGAATGAAAGTAGATATAGGTACTGGGTATAAAAAAATGACATTAAACATGGGTACGTCAGGTAGTTTAGTTTATCTACATAAAGATATTTTTAAGAAAGTGGGTTTCTTTGATGAAAGATTTAAAGGAGCTATTGAATGGTCTGATATGTGTTATAGAATATCACAAAAAAATCTTTCCACTCCCTTTCTATGGTTTCCTCATTTAGAAGCGGTAGATGCTAAAATATATGTTAGTGACAACGAAGAAATATACAAAGATGATATGGAAGATAGGATTATTAGAGGGTTTAAATTGTTTCATATGAAATATAAATGCCAGATACAAGATCTTATCAATACATATTCCAAAAAAGACGTTGTACAAAAACTAAAAAAGAAAGCTAGATCTTCTTAGTAAATCTTTTATAATAAAGATCAATGAAGCAAATCTTCTTCGAAGAAGTCTCTATTCAAAACTTTCTTTCTGTTGGTAATGAACCAGTAAAAGTACAATTTAATCGCGGCTTCAATATAATAACCGGGTCAAATAAAGATAAAGAAGATAGACGCAATGGTGTAGGTAAAAGTACAATAGCTGATTCAATAAATTTTGCTGTATTTGGATCCACTTTAAGAGAATTAAAAAAAGAACTAATCCAAAATAACCTAACTAATGAAACTTGTTCAGTAACTTTATCGTTTAAGGTCGTTACACCACAAGATACAAATAATTATACCATTAACCGTACTATTTCTCCTTCTAAATGTTACATTTACAAAAATGGGCAAGATATAACTAGAGATTCTATAATTAACACTAATGATTACATAAAAGAACTTATTAACTGTTCAGAAGACGTCTTTCAAAATTGTGTAATTATGACAGTAAACAATACTGTACCTTTTATGGGTAAGAAAAAGGTTGAAAAACGTAAATTTATAGAAGGTATTTTTAATTTAGAAATTTTTAGTAACATGATTTCTAATCTTCGTAGTGATTATAATGAAACTAAAAAAGATTTCGATATTGAATCTACACGTTATGATGAAAACAATAGTACTTTAGAAAACTTTAAGTCTCAAAGAAACAATCTATTAGAAGAACGCAATCAAAAAATTACAAAATACAAAAATAGACAGGAAGACAATAAACGTGCTCTTTTAGATATAAAAAGTAAAATAAAAAGCATTGAAGATGATGCAATTAAACAAAATGAAGAATTAATTAGTAAGATAGAATCGAAAATTAAGGAACTATATGTACAAAAATCTGAAAAACAAACCGAAATTGGAAAAATCGGTGGGTTACAATCACAACTTGAAAGTACTCTTTTAAAAATAGGTACAGATGAAGAGATATGTCCTACTTGTCTACGTAAATTAGAAGATCACGATACCGAACACATTAATAAAGAAAAGAAAGCAATTGAAGACGGTATAAAAAAATATGACTCTAGGATATCTGAACTTAAAGCTAATATATCTGAGTATACTGCATTAGAAACCAAACTTACAACCGGTATACAAAAGATAAGAACTAAAATTAAAACAATAAACAATGAAATTTCAGACCAAAAAGTACTAAAACAAAAAGCAAAACAACTTTTAGAATGGCAATCACAATTAAAACTGGATATTAAGGAACTAAAATCTGGTGATTCCAATTTAGATGAAGTTATAGATGAATATATTAGTAAAGTAAAGGATATAAAAAGTAAACTTGACCGAGTAAAGAAAAAGATTAATATGCTTGATGTGGTAAAGTATGTTGTGTCTGAAGAAGGGGTAAAATCCTATATTGTTAAAAAGATATTAACCGTATTCAATCAAAAACTAGCTTATTATCTTAAAAAGATGGATAGCAATTGTGTTTGTATTTTTAATGAATATTTTGAAGAACAAATAATAAATGAAAAAAATAAAATCTGTTCATATTTTAACTTTTCTGGAGCAGAGCGGAAAAATATTGATTTGGCTTGCTTATTTGCTTTTATGGATATAAGAAGGCTACAAGGTGACGTTGCATTTAACTTCAGCATGTATGATGAACTTTTTGATAGTAGTTTGGACGAAAAAGGAGTAGATTTGGTAACAAATATTTTAAGAGAGCGTGTAGAAAAATTCAATGAGTGTGTTTATGTTATTAGTCATAGGAAAGAAAGCGTTAAAGCTGCTACAGGTGAAGTTATTTACCTTGAAAAGACAAACGGTATTACTCGAAAAGTAGAATATAGAGAAATTGATAAAGATTTAGACTAAAATAAATAAGCACAATGTTTCAAGCACCATTTCAAAACGCACCGAGACCTTTTGGGGCCGCAAACCCTTTTCAAAATAATTTTGCTGCGTTAGCTCCAAAAGAACCACCAAGAACCCCAGATGTAGCTCATGCGGGTGATATACCTCGTTTTATGAATTACGTTGCCGATTATGGTGGTTGTGGTTTTTGGAGAGTAATATGGCCAGAATATCTTTTAAATGCAAGCGGTAAGTGTATGGTGCATACTTCAACTTGTATGACAATGGACCCTGCTCATTACAGGCATTGTAAAGCATTAAAAATACAAAGACAAGCATCTGAAGATCATTATAAATTTGTTCAGCACTTAAAAGCAATTTCTAAAGAACTTAAATTTAGGATAATATATGAAATAGATGATATTCCATTTAGAGAAGATATACCAGACTATAACAAATATAAATTTGCTTTTACTGATGATTCAATTAGAGAAAATATTCAAAGAATAATGGAATTGTGTGACGAGATGACCGTTACATGTAAGTTCATGAAAGATTATTTTAGTGAAAAGTTAGGTGGTAAAGTACCTATTACAGTTATACCTAATTGTGTACCTAAATTTTGGATGGGTAACTACTACAATAGAGATAAAATAGAAAGAGATTATGAAAAGTATAAACGTAAACCAAGAATAATTTGGTCGGGTTCAGGAGCTCATATTGATGTAGATAGAAGAGTAAAAGGTAAAGATGATTTTTATCATGTTAACGATGCAATTAAAAAAACTATCAATGATTTTCAGTGGGTGTTTATGGGTGCCGTACCTCGTGATTTAGTACCTTACGTTGAAAAAGGAAAAATAGAATTTCACCCTTGGGCTGAATTATTTAACTACCCTGAAAAGGTGTATACTCTAAATGGTAATATGATGATAGCTCCGCTAATAGATAATAATTTTAATAAATCAAAAAGTGATTTAAAATATTTGGAAGCGGGTTGTTTTGGGTTACCAGTTGCATGTCAAGACATTTGTACGTATGAAAATGCTCCAATTAAGTTTAATACTGGAGATGAAATGATCGATCAAATAAAAGCAGTATTAGGAGATGAAAGACGTTTTATAAAAGAATCCGTTAGTGGTAGAAATTTTGCGGAGTCAAGATTTTTAGAAAAAGAAGAAAATATTGGTAAATTTTTCGAATCTTATAATTTTGAATACGGTTCTCCGCAACGTAAATTCATTAATTCACTTGAAGAAAACAAAGTTTAGTTGAAACATTCGCAGATTACTCTATAATAGATCTGTATGTATAGGAATGTAGTTTATGAACCAAACTTAGAACAAATGAGACTGTTTACCTGGGATGAAGACGGTAACAGAATACAAGTACTACAAAGCTACAATCCTTATCTTTATATTGAACCGAAGGATAAAAGACATTCAAACGCAACTTCAATTTATAAGACACCTTTACGTAAAATGGTCTTTAAAAGAGAATCTGAAAGAAGGCAATTTATTCGAAATAATGGCATAAAAAGACTTTTTGAAAACTTACCTATTAAGCAACAGTTTTTATTAGATAATTTTTGGCAAGTAAACGAAACTGATGAGTTTACTAAACATCCAGTAAAGATGCTTTTGTTAGATATTGAGACTTATTCACCTGATGGGTTTCCAAATATTGAAAATGCTAATCATGCGATTAATGTTATTACTGTTTATGATAATCTTGAGAAAAAATTTTATACTTGGGGTACAAAAGAATATAATGGTAAAGGTAGGGACGATGTTGAATATATTTACTGTGAAACCGAAAGGGTACTGTTTGCAAAGTTTTTAGATTATTTGGAACAAGACTACCCTGATATATTAAGTGGTTGGAACTCTGAGTTCTTTGATATTCCATATATTATTAAACGTTGTGAACGTATTATGGGCGAAGAACAAATGAAAAGGCTATCACCTGTAAATAACGTCTATTATAGGAGCCTTCAAGGTGCTTTTGGTAGACAGCAAATACGTTGGTATATCGAAGG